TCACAATTACACTCACGAGAATAGAAAAAAACCACAACCCATACTTAATAATTATCATATACATGGCGGTGAAAGAATATATGGTAAAATAATGAAAGCAAACATGACATTCATGGAACATAAATTCCCATTAGGTGAAGAACGCACATTAGAACAATTTGATGAAGAGTACGGAATATCTTTAACAGATTGGCTTTACCTAAGTTAACATATTTATGGCAGTATATATATCAACAACATACAAATTATGGCAGGAGAAAAATTAACATCCGCAGAAACAAACGAACGCATAGACAAGTGCTATGAATTACGTTACGGCGAAACAAAATACACTGTAAAACAGTGGATAAAGTATTGCCACGAAGTATATCAAGATAAAAGCGAGCAACAATACACTGCATATTGGATGAAAAGCGGTGAAAAATATAGCGAAAACTGGAAGGAAAAATTAGGCAAAGCAATTGATCCCGCAGTAAACGAACTTTATAGTTTATTAGCCAGCGACGACGAAAAAATACGTCAGCGTGCTATAGACCAAATATTCAAGTACACAGGCAACGATATTACTAAAATCGAAGCCGATGTAAAAGTAGAACAAATCAATTTAAATTGGGGAAGCAATGAATAGCAAACCTAAACGAATAGAGGAGGCAATTGAATTTCTAGAAGGAATGAGAACAATAATGATTTCTATTCTCAAGCAATTAGAAATAGAAGAGGATTTTGAAGCGTGCTCTGAACTCTATGAGGACATAAACGATATAACTAAAGAAATTATTGAACATGAACGAATCAAATACATATCTGAGACAACTGGGAGACAATACAACGTGTACTAGTATAGTTAGGAATCCTACCACCAATATTGAATTATATGGTGAAAATTACTATAAAGTAGGATAATTGTAGACACACTTGACGGCTAAAGTCGAGTCAAACTAACATATGGACGTTAACTTATTCACACCACACATTGGGCAAAAAGAAGTAATAACTAAATTCGCTGATACATTTCACAAATTTGGTGTTGTTGCTTCACCTAGACAATATGGTAAATCATTACTAGGACAAAACTTATTATTATATTGGTTATTACAAAAACCTAATCAAAAAGGTTCATGGATAAGTCCAATATACAATCAATCAAAGAAAGTATTTCAAGAATTAGTAGGTGCGGCGCACGAATTAATCGCCGAAAAAAACAAAGCAGACCTATCAATTAAATTCATTAACGGATCAACATTATTATTTCTATCAGCGGAACGATATGATTCAATTAGGGGATTTAGTTTTACTCATGTAGTAATTGATGAGGGAGCATTTATCAAGGAACAAGCGATTAATGAAGCTATATTACCGACGTTAACAGCAATTGGTAAGAAATGTTTAATTATATCAACACCTAAAGGTAAGAATTGGTTTTATGAATATTGGCTACGCGGTAATCAATTAAATGAAACGTATATCTCGTTTAAAGGTAAATCAATCGATAACCCATATGCTGATCAAGAATTTATAGCTGAACAGCGCCGTTCCTTACCTGAAGATATTTTTAGGCAAGAGTATTTAGCTGAATTTAGCGATGCAGGAAGTGAGGTATTTAGAAATTTAGATGGTGTATGTGTATTAAGTGGATTTGAACAACAAAGTAGGGATAGATGTTTTGCTGGTATAGATACTGGTTTATCAAATGATTATTCGGTATTAACAATTATAAACGAAGCAGGTAGAGTATTATACATCGATAGAACCAACGGTGAAAATATATCTGTCATCGCCGAACAATTTATGTCAGCATTAAGACGATTTAATATTGTAGGTGGTTATATAGAAACGAATGGTATCGGTCAAGCAATGTTTGATTTAATTAATCCTAAGTTTAGAAAACTACAGAAATTTACTACAACACAAGATAGTAAAACTACTATTGTACGTACGTTAATAGAAGACATTGAACAAGGAAATGTCGAATTACCAACTAAGGAATTCTATCCCGAATTATATAAAGAATTAACATTATATACTTATAAATTAGGTAATAATGGTAAACTATCATTTACACACCCTAACGGAATGCATGATGATTTAGTCGATGGATTATTATTAGCTAACAAAGCACGTAATACAATAAAGACAAGTAGAATCTATATAGGACAAAATTAACAAACCATTTACTCAAAAAATATATATTTATTAACGTATGAAAATTAAAATTACACTACCTGAATATATAAGCGTAGCTGAATCGCAAGAACTAGCTAACTTAGAACACCTAACTGAATTACGTAAAGTGATTAAAGTTATAAGTGTATTAGGTAATATAGACGAAGACGAAATATTAAAATGGGATAGTGATTCAGTAAAACAAATCTATATCGACTTAATGAAGGCAATGGATTTCAAAGAGGAATTCCATCCTATATTCGAATACGAAGGTAAATTATATGGCTACGCTAATATCAATAAAATGACATTAGGCGAATATAACGATTTAGAACGTTTAGCTAAAGAACCTACTAAGAATCTACACGAAATAATGGCTATATTATATCGCCCAATTAAAAAACATAGATTCAATAGTTTACCATTTAAATTAATTCATAAAGTAAGAGTATTTGTAGAGAAAATGGATAACATATTCTCACATTATACACTTAAAAAATACAATAGTGAGGATAGATTAGCTACGGCGGATGTAATGAAAAAACTACCTGCAGGCTTCGCTTTAGGGGCACTCGCTTTTTTTTTAGCCACCGCGAACGGCTACTCAATAACTACTCTTCCATCTTCAACAGTAGAGGAGAAAGTGATGAAGAAGGAATTGATGAAGATGAACCAAAGTCTTTTGGAGAACACTGGGGATGGTTTGCGACGGTTTATCATTTGTCCAAGTCAAGTATACTCAATATCACAAAGGAAAAATGTATCACTGACTTAAATTTTGTATTCGTACTAAATTATTTAGCAATCGATAAAGATTGGAGCAACGAAGAGAAGAAACAATTAAATGCCGCTAGGGCACAAACAAGAAGAATAATATGAAAACATTAATTATCATCCTAATCGTAGCTATAATTGGCTATGCTGTATGGAAATTCATTGAAGCAAAACGTATTAAAAACGCTAATAAACCAACCATACATAAGGTATCGGTTAAATCTACTACTGAGGTTAAATCAACTAAACAACGTAGAAAAGAAATAGATGATGATACGGCAATGAGTGAAGAAATTATGAAGAATAATCAAAAACTAAGATAATGAACGACAAGATATTAGAACTAAAAGCAGCGGGACGTAATCATTCCCAAATAGCATCGATGTTAGGTATTCATAAACAAGATGTTGATTCAGTAATTAATGGTTCGACGGAAGAGGTAAAAAAAAATGCTGTAGCCGAAGGTAAAATACCTAAAATTAGTAAACTAAGCAAATTAAGAGAAGATGCCTCAACTGAGCTATAAGGAAATAATAGACATATTTCAAGAAGCGACAACTGCCCATTTAAATGTTCATTCATTTAATACGGGCACAATTGATTTCTTAGATGCTAGTTCACAAAACATAAAATATCCATACGTATTTCTACGTCCAATGCAATCGCCTGGATTACAAAATATGACAAGAACATTAGCATTTGAACTATATTGTCTAGATGTACCTAACTTATCTAATGAAAGTCCACAACAATTAATGTCAGTAATGGAACAAACATTATACGACATAATTTCTTATTTTAATAGAGGTTCATACCAGCAAGACGTTGAAATTAATTTATCATCTATATTGCCTATAAACGAAGCATTTCAAGATAGAGCATACGGATGGATGGCTAACATAGAAGTAATTACCGACGGAAAATGGGATTATTGTAATTTCCCATCAGCATAATGAATAACGATAACACCATACAATCTCTAGAAGAGATAACAGAACGTATCAAAGATCAAGCAATTGAGAATTTGATGAATAACAAATCATTCGTTAGTGGTGATTTAGCACGTTCCATCTTTACTGAAGTAGATAAAGTTAATGCCGTAGGAACAGTAGGTGTAGGTGAATGGTATGGAGTTGCTGTTGAAGAAGGAATAGGTAGGCGAGCAGGAGGTATTCCACCAATAGCACCTATCAAAGATTGGATTAAAAGAAGGGGCTTAGCACCTAAAGCAGGTACTACAATTGACGGATTCGCAATTGCCATCGCACGAAAAATTGCTAAAAATGGAACTAATCCAAAAGCACGTCCATTTATGGCACCTTCTGTAGAACAAGTAATGAGGAATTTTGGGAATGAAAATTTAGAAATAGCAGTATCAAAAGATATAAACGATACAGTAATTGTAGCATACGAAAAAAATAAACAATGAGCGCAGTAGTAATAAACCAATCCCCAACGCTACCTAACGGAACACAAGCTGATGTAATCTATACTTTACAATCAGTTTCCTCTTCATTACCACAATATAAATTTATCTGTCAAATTAAAGACGATAGTGGCAATGTATTATCTCAGGTAAAGCAAGTTCCAAATACTAGCGGATATGGAGTATTCGAAGTAGGTAAATTATTAGATGACCATATGGGGTATGATACTCCTTGGTTAACTGATGCTATTGTAAACTCTACAAATAATAATATACGTAATTTTGAAATATCGTTTGGTGAGGAATTTGGAACATCCATTTCATCATCATTAACTGCTTCCATCGACGTAAGTGCTTCATTATCATCCTCAACTTCATTTATTCCTGCAGTACAAGAACGTGATAGTGGAATGTTTAATTGGGATAGTGGTTCATATTGGGCGTTAACTAACGCTTCAAACGTCGTATCTGCGGTTAATGAGGAATCACGCCACAATGCGTTGATAGTATCTTCAAGCGATTATCTAACGTTGTCTACGTTGAATATCATTGCTGCACAAGGAGCGTTTGATGGG